TTCCTCATGTCCAATTTTTTGTGTTTTAACGCACTTATAGAAATATTTTCTAGATCTTCAACCACTGCTTCAAGTTCGTCTATGGTTAGATCTGAATATCTTTTGTAACGATCATCTGACATCAAGGATATTTAATATCTGGTTGTTTGGGATTAACCTATAACAAAACTATGTGGTGTTCCGCCTTCTGCGAAGTTGCCGATTTCTTGGTCTAGTCTTTCCATTTCAGCCATGCCTTGCTGTTTGAGTTCCGCACCGTTCAGTGTTGTGCCACCCTGTGGTCCTGCTATGGTGTTGAACTTGCCCCTGGCCTCGCCCAGCATTGTCTTGGACACAGCAAGTGTGTAATCTCTTATCCATGGTTTTGCATAGATGTCTTTGAACAAAGTGATGTCTGGTCTGTAGTTGTCAGTGTGCATCAGCACAGTTTCGTTTTCGGCCCTTGGTCTTTGTGTGATTGTCAATTTTTTGGTTGCAACATCAAAATGGAATTGTATAAATGAACCAAACAACTTGCCCACTAATTCTTGATAACTTGCAAAAGCATAATAAGTGGCCAATCCACCTGTCGCTCCTGCACGTAAAAGATATGTGTTTGTGTAGGCCAAGTTGAATGGTTCAAATAGCGTTCCACCTTCTCCGCCTTCAGTCCTAGAACCGACTGTTCTTCTGTTCAAATTCCTCACATTTATCACTTCGTCGGGTAAAATGTAGGAGTTTTGATTTTTCTTTAATTCTAAAAATGCGTATGATTCCTCGACAGCATTTGATGAACGCTGTCGGTATCTGTCAATGGCCCTTGTAAGTGCCGTTTGGTAGTGTTTTGGATCCAGTTCTACGTCAATCATGCCCTCACCGAGGTTATTTTTCACGTAATCAAATATTTCCTGTTGTCCTGTTTGAAGTTCTGACATACTCATATTTATTGCTTTGGGCTATACAATAAATATGTATGATATGCCTAGATTATCCATTTTTAAACCCGAGAAGGGAAATGATTACAAGTTCTTTGATCGCAACATCCGTGAAATGTTCACTGTCGGAGGAACCGATCTTCATTTCCACAAATATCTAGGTCCATACGATCAAGGTGACACAAACAAGGACGGACCCGCATCGCCAACACAACCACAATATTCTGGTGACAGCCTAAATGAGAGAACCATACAGGATCTTTTATTTTTAGAGAACAGAGACAGGAAATACGATGCAGATATCTACACCATACGCGGAATTTACAATGTACAAGACATAGATTTTAATTTAAGTCAATTTGGTATGTTCCTGCAGAACGATACATTGTTCTTGACTGTGCATTTGAATGATAGTGTTGAGAGATTGGGCAGGAAACCAATGAGTGGTGACGTGATAGAGTTTCCACACATGAAAGAAGATTACAGTTTGGATGAAAGTGTGCCGATAGCATTGAAGAGATACTATGTAATAGAAGACGTCAACAGGGACGCGGAAGGATTCTCGCAAACGTGGTGGCCTCACCTTCTTAGATTGAAATTAAAATCTATAGTAGATTCACAAGAATATAAAGATATATTAGGCGATGCACAGACAGATGGCAGTTTGGCCAGTTACATGTCCACATACAATAGAGAAAAATCTATAAATGACCAGATAGTAAAACAAGCGGAAGAAGATGCTCCAAAGGCAGGCTTCAATTACAAGCAATATTATGTGGCGCCCATTGATGAACGTGGCAACATCAGGACAGACGCTGTGAACAGTCAGGATCGTGTCAGCAGTGATCAACCTGTAAACGCAGATATAGACACACCTGCAAGTAGTCATTACGGTTTTTACCTGGATGGTGATGGAGTTGCACCAAACGGTCACCCAGCCGGGTTTGGTATTAGTTTTCCCAACGCAAATGTAAACACAGGCGATTATTTTTTACGTACAGATTACCTACCTAACAGATTGTTCAGGTATGACGGAGTCAGATGGGTCAAGGTTGAGGATTCTGTCAGAATAACTATGAGCAACACTGATACAAAAGCAAATTACAAAACAGGGTTTGTCAACAACACGTCCTCAGACACCATAAATGGACTGACCGTTGATCAAAGACAGGCTTTGACAAATGCTTTGAAACCAAAGGCTGACAATTAATGCTACACTTTTACGAAGGACAGGTTAGGAAATTTTTAACCCAATTCATTAGGATATTGAGCAATTTTTCCGTCGAAACAGGCAGGGGCAAAGATGATCAAATCGCCCTTAGGCCGGTTCCAGTGGTATACGGAGATCCCACAAGACAAGTGGCAAATTTGATCAGGAATAACAGCGAAAATGCCTTGAACTACGCACCAAAAATAGCGTGTTACATTAGAGAATTAAATTATGATCGGGAAAGAATGCAGAATCCCTATCACATCGAAAAGCAACACCTCAAAGAAAGAGATATTTTAGAGGATGGTACTTACAGCACCAAACTTGGCGCAGGATATACAGTTGAGAAAGTCATGCCTTCGCCATTTAGATTAGAAGTCACGGCAGACATCTACAGTTCGAACACAGATCAAAAGTTGCAAATGATGGAACAAATTTTGTACCTATTCAATCCAGATTTTGAAATACAGAAATCTGACAACTACATCGATTGGACAAGTTTGAGTTACGTTGAACTTACGGGCATTACTTTCAGTTCGAGAACCATACCGGTTGGTGCGGATAGCGAGATAGATGTGGCGTCGATGACTTTTAGTATGCCTATTTGGTTGTCACCACCTGTAAAAGTCAAAAAACTTGGTGTGATCCAAAAAATTATAATGAGCATATATGACGATGATGGCGGAATAAACAAAGGATTAATAAGTGGACCGATGATATCACAAAGTTTTGTTACACCGAACAATTTTGGATTACTAGTGACTGGCGGGCAACTTAGATTGCTTGGCACCACTGGGGTTAACATATCGTCGGGCGGCGACGGATTCCATACTCACGCAAAAGCAGAAACCTTTGCAGATCCGTTTCAAACGTTTGGTCCCCCTGTGAACTGGAAAGTGCTTTTGGACCAGTATGGTAAGGTGCGTAACGGCACCAGCCAGATAAGGCTCACACAGGACAACGGCAACGAAGTTGTTGGAACTATAGCGACAACGCCTTTAGATGACACAATTCTGCTGTACACAATTGACTCGGACACTATTCCAGCAAACACATTGAATTCTGTATCAAAGATTATCAATCCATTAACGTTTAATCCTGGAGAAAATCCAAGCGACGGCACAAGATATTTGATAACAGAAGACATAGGAGATCCATCAAAACGTGTGGGACGCTCAGCGGCACAGGATGACGAGGTTGCTTCTGACACTGATAGAACAGCGGACGAATCATTTTTCTTCTCAGCAAGATGGAGGCACTTGCCTGCAGGCAAAAACGACATCATACAATATGATGCTACCAACGACGAATGGGACGTTGTCTGGGACGCTTCAAATCCCGATTCCACTTTGGCATATGTAACAAATCTTAATACCGGAATACAGTACCGTTTCAATGGTTCGGAATGGGTAAAAAGTTATGAGGGCATATACATTGCAGGTAAATGGACCATTGTTTTGGACGGCGGGTATGTTGGAAATGACGACGCTTCCGGCCAAGATGCAACAACACCTTGATATTATTCCAATAAACAGTTATAATAAGATATGAAAGAAAATATAGTATGTTCTGGCGCTTTGTTTTACGCAACAAGCACCAAGCGTTTCCTGTTCTTACAAAGAACTGACAAAAAGACTCAAGGACTTTGGGGCCTTGTTGGTGGTAAGAGTAAATTCACGGAAAGTGCTTTTGAAGGGCTCAAGCGTGAGATTCGGGAAGAAGTGGGGGACACTCCAAGATTTAAAAAAACCATTCCGTTGGAAATGTTCACATCAAACGACCAGAAGTTCTTCTTCCACACATACCTAATCGCGATCGAATCAGAATTCTTACCACGATTGAACACAGAACACTCCGGCTACTGCTGGTGTGCGTTCGAGTGCTGGCCCAAGAACCTGCACATGGGCCTGAGGAACACCCTCAACAACAAAAGTATCAAAGGTAAGTTGCAGATTATATTAGATTTAATAGTATAAGGATAGCAATAACACCATACAAGAGATAGATCCTGTACAGCATACAGATCTTACATTCAAAACCTGTCAGCCAGAATCTCAGTTTCT